TACCACTGGCTTACCACGTTCGTCAAAGTAACCTTTTAGGTTAATAATTTGTCCAGTAACTCCGTTGTATTGTTCAACATTTTCTGCCAGAAGTTGAGCAAAGTCTCCGTCGGTACTGACAATAACGTGATGATCGTTGGGATGATTTTGAATCCAGCCAGCAATCAAATCATCGGCTTCGAGATTGGGGTGTTGTAGAATTGTGCAATTAGTCTTGTTGATAAAGAATTCTTTGAGCTGATCCAGTGTTTCCCAGAATGCACGATCTTCTTCGGCTTCTTTAGGACTAAGTGCAGCACGAGCTTCGTGTCGTTGTGCTTTGTATGCTGGATAATAATCACGACGCCAACTACGGCCTTCTAGTGCAATAATTACATGATCGCCTTTGAGCAATCTCCAACACTTATTAATACTGGCTAATGTAGTATGTATAGCCATACCCAATCGATCATCTAAGTCGGCTGCACGACTGGCAGTATGCCGACCACGAAAGAAAAGATTGGTAAAATCAACAAGCAGAAAGCGATTCATTGGCACTCCGTAAATTATAAGGTATGGCCAATTATAACAGGATTTTTAATCGTTGTCAACTAAATTCGGAACGTCCGTTTCCGATATCTTTTTTACCCGTAGGGCGGCGATCTGGATCGGCCATTTCTTGCTCAAAAGTTTCTAACACTATATTACGACAAACAGTAGTAAACCATTGATCTACAATTTGTTGATCGGTTTTTCCACGAAACCCAGCTTTAACTAGTCTGGCAACAAATACATCATTCCAGTCTAGCTCAACTGCACCATTACCTAAGTTATTTGGATCTAGTTCTAAATTTATAATCTGTACCCAAGGTTCACCACGTTGTGTAGCTAAATCTTTTGGGTTAAGTTGTTGAGATAGTTCAACTTTGGGTTTTCGTGGTGTTCGTGGTTTTTTAGGTTTAGTTGACTGTGGCTCGGCAATCGGTGCTTTTTCTTCGGACGCTTCTACAGGCTTTGCTTTTTTGAACAAGTTAAACATAGAAATATTTACCAATTAGAAACATCAGTAATATCGATTCTTTCTGATGGACCTATTTCGATTGTCATTGTTGGTCCAATTCCGCTGTTATGTGCAATCTCAATCTTTAATTGATCTAGCTTGTATTTTTCAACAGCTTCAGCAATTAACCAAATTTGTTTTTTTGTTAAAATAATTGAGTTCATTCTTTTTTACCTAATATTGTCGACCCATCGTTGGAAATTCCTAATATTTTTGGACTATAATCTAGCACATGATCTTCGTTGCGATGATAAAAATATGCTTCTGTATCGACGATTTTTATTTTTAAATCTTGATGTGCAATAGTGTAATCACAAAAATCTCCCACTTCGTCGTATAATCTAAACAGTATTTCTCCGTCGATTGTTTTAATTAAAAATCCTTCAACATCGGCAGCTGATTTTCCTTCTGCCAACAATCCAAAATGATCAAATAATTGTTCGCCTAGCCATTCGCCGTGATAGTCTTTTTCACACATTACATCGATAGACTCGGATAAGAAGTTTTGAATAAATTGTTCGAAACTTTTTTCTTGTCCTGGATCAATGCGTAGATTTGACTTTTCTAATATACGTTTAATGTTTTCATTCATAATAGTTTTATTTTAAACCTACAAAAGCATCAGCAGCAATTACGTATCTAGGCAAGTCAGAATCTATCTGTACTGCTCGATGTGGCATCCCGCCCGGAAAAATACTCCAACAATTCAGTTCATTAGTTACAATAACATCTCTGGATGCTCCAAGAGTAATACCTTTGATGTCACCAAATTCAGTTCCCACTGTATTTTTGCTATCGTCGGGTAATTTTAGATAATAAACCCCACTTAAATAGGATGGCCGATGTGTGTGCATGGGATTATTTCGTTGTTGCTTAGTTTCCCTGTCGCTTTTATAACACCAGGCTCTAACTTGTAAAATGTTGATATTTTCTTGAAATTGATGTACATCTTCAACTGCTTTAAGATAAAGATAACAGGCATCAATAAAGGTTTGTCGAAGTTTATGCCAAATCGGTGGTGCTTGATCTGAAAACAAAATAGGATGAGTTTGATATTGTGGTTTTAGTGGATCCTTGTCCCAGTCCCCTCGATCGTAGAGTTGATCCACTGATCGGACCATCATTTCTCGGTCCTCGGCAGTGATAGCGTCCTCTACGTCAACTTTGAGTATAGTAGTTGGAAAAACTTCTACAGATTGATATCTCATGTTCCCCACGCATTTTTAAATAATGGGACCTGGAGTCGATCACTGTATCTATATCCTAATTTCATTGCTAAGTCTGCTACTGCACGATTATTCATTGAGTAAACAGTTTCTACCCCGCCCACAGGCATAAGATATACCGGTCCGGTAAATCCTGCGATACGGTACTCGTCAACAGCAGCTTGAATCTCCTCGGTATCCTTTTCACCAGTGACTACAAATTTAAGATAGGTATAACCTACAGATTGGTAATCAACAACTATACTGGGTTTAATTGCATCTTCCCATCGTTCGCCACTGACACTTAATTTAGGAGAAACAGAAAATGTGATTTCCTTAGGGGATGTTACATACCAACGTAGCCATTCAAACAAGGACTCTTTAAATTTTTCTTCTAGTAATTGTGTGCCATTTGTTTCGAATGTAATTTCATTAAGTCCACGCATGGTAGGATAATTTAGTAAATCTGGATAAGCACGTTGCCATCCTAGCAAGGGTTCTCCGCCGGTGATAACTAAATGCTCGTCTCGCCATTCTTTGTGTGGCAATAGGTCAACAATGTTTTGTGCTAACCCGTCTATTTCAACCACAGGGCTAAGATGCTTGAATCTCGGGTCCCAGCTGGCATAGCTATCACAACCAGTGCTTACTAAAGGTAAATCTTTATAATTGGCATAGAAGGTTATATTGGCTGCTACATCATCTCGTTCGCGACTGATTTCACCCTCAGGCATTCCAAATCCACCGCAAGTAAAATTACAACCAAATGTTCTTAGGAATACACTGGGCACTCCCATATAACGACCTTCGCCCTGTATTGAATAAAATAATTCGCTGACTTTGATTTTCATTATTGATTAATCCTTGATACCACAATTATATTATTTTGTATAGATAAAGCCAAGTATATAAATTACCGAAGTGATAACATTTAACGACCATAAACTAGGTTGTCGCCAAATAAATCCCACCGACATCCAAGCTAAACTACCGATTAAAAATAACCATTTGTTCAAGGGCGTAAAATCAAAACTAGTAGCTACTGTGGCTAATAGTATTGAAGCAGTGGCACCCCATTTAAGAAACCATTCTAATTTTGATGTCATCGTTGATTTGTGTTACAAGTTGATTTGCTGTAGCTAAACTAAGTGTCCAACCCAAATGCCCGTGTCCACAATGATACCATACTTTTGAATTAGTTTGACTTCGACGTACAATAGGCATCATGTCGGGTGTCATTGGTCTTAAACAAGCCCAACTACTATAATTTTTTGTACTAACACCCGGTAAATTTGTTTCAACCCATTTTAACAATGGTTCAACTCTTTCTCGACGAATATCTCGATTGTATCCATCTAGCTCTGCTGTACCAGCAACACGTAATTGATTTCCTAGTGTACTGGTAACAATTTTTGCTTCGTCGTCGAGTAAACTAACTTTCGGGCAATAGGATTGACTAACAGCATCTAAATCTATAGTAATGCTGTATCCTTTTACAGGATATATGTTTAATCGATCGCCTAGTTGTTTTCCAATATGTTGTGCTTCGACGCCATTGGCTACAACTATTAAATCGTATTCATTAAGAAGAAGATCAATTTTTTGAATGCGATAATTAAAATGAAAATTTACTTTATAATTCAGTTTAAGTTTTAAGGCCAAATCGTGACAAAATTTGTGTATATCCCCAACACTGTCGCCGGGAGTCCATACAGCACCGGTTAAATTTTTAATTTGTTTTAGTGTAGGATCAATTCGATGTAACTTTTGATCGCCGATTAATTGCCATTCGCACCCATTGGCTCGATACAGTTCTTCCATTAATGCAGCATGTTGTAAGTATTTTGGGTTTTTGTATATATGTACTATACCACACTCGCTATAGTTGTAGGAGATATTTTCTTCTGACATTAAATGACGCAATAATCCACGATTTTTAATGCCTAATTGTATTGTTTCGCCTGTTTTTCTAGCAGAATTGCCTGAAAAAACCGCCAACATAAATTTAGATAGCCAAGACAGTTTATCTAAGCTTAAACTGGGTCTAATTAATAGTGGTGCATCTTTAGTAAACATCCATTGTATACCGCGACCTACATTAGCCCAAGTAGTCCATACTTCGCTGTTACTAACTGAAATTTGTCCACCATTGGCTCTGCTAGTCTGCATAGCAGGGTATCGTTCTTGTTCATAAACGCTGACCGTATATCCTGCTCGTGCTAGATAATATGCGGCACTAATTCCGGCAATACCGGCGCCAATAACAGCTACTCGTTTCATATTATAATAATTCTTCGTTCCATTCACGGTGGCCTTCTCTAAAAGCCATATTGCTTTGTGTTTCTCGTACTTCCACACGATAGCACCAAAGACGTTCAGCTTCGCCCGGTCCCCACATATCCGGAATATAAACTCCGTTAACATACTTATACAACATATCGGCTAAACCCTCACAACCCAAACGTGGAAGTATAGTTAGTTTAGCTAAACGTTTTTCTTGAAGCAGTTTAAATGTTTCTATCTCGGGGTCGTCTTCGGCCACCAGTAAAGTATGATCAAATTGATCTTCGAGAATTTTTTTAAGTTCTTTTAGGCCACCATAATCGGCGGCCCAGTTGCGAACATCAAGGTCATTGGTCCCAAAATAAAACTTCATAGAAAATGAATATCCATGAATTAGATTGCAGTGGCTATCGGCACGCCATTGACGATATGCACAGGGAAATGCGTCGTGATATTCTTTAGTACTTGTGTATTTGTAGATAACGGGCCCGCGATAAGGAAAATTTTGTTCCATATGACGGATTAGTTCTTGTGTTGAAGTTCTTGCCATCTCTTGCCTCTCTGGAGTAAGTTTGATGACTTGCAGAATTTTTAGAGTGGGATGAAAGTCTAGCAGTCCACTATATAAAAATCTATTTATTAGCTTTTCATTATCTCTAAACTAATAATCTTAGCAGCTTCGACGTTGAAATCTTGTTCGTCGCTGATAAGATATAGATCATATACGTAGTGATCTAATTTAGGGTCATTGCGCCGAAACTCTAAAATTTTACCACCATTGGCACTGTAAACTTCTAAGGTGAATAGGCCATCAGAACTAATAGATCGAACTTCGGGAGTAGGCTGATCCGAACTGTTAAAAAGCCAATCTTTTATTTTTTCTTTAAGCCAACGCATTTTATTTTGAGACCTTTTTAGCTTTTGCCTTTTTAACAGTTTTAAAAACTTCGCCTGTTTCTGTCCCACTGTGGGAAACGGCCTCGGTCTCTGTTTTGGTAGTCGATTTATGTTTATCATAGTTTTCTATAGCTTGATTGATTTCTTCACTTAGTTTGTTCCAATCAATGTAATGTTCAATTGAACCATTTTCGTTAAAGACAAATCGACTGTGACGACCTTCGACAACTTGGGGCCATGATTCTTTTATTACTGTAGATTCTTTTCGTTGACGAGCCATTATACCTCTCCTATATATTCTTCGCCGGTATCCATATTCACTAATTTAATAGGACCATAAATCCAATGTTCGGTTTCGTCATTGGCCCACCCATCGGATTCTAAACCTTCAAACCAATCTTCTTCCCATAGTTGTTCGATACGTTCGCGTTCTTCGTCGGACATACCCTCGGGCCAATTCCATTCGAGCCAACAACCATCATCTATCATTACCATATCCCAATCGTACTCAGTAAACATTAGTTCATAACCGTCGGGATTGTTTAGATCAATATCGGGTTTCTCGTCGCTTTCGCATTCCCAAGTGCCCCATCTAAAGCCTTCTGACTTAATAATTGTGAGATCGTTTTTAGTCCAGAATTGACGTTCTACGGCTTCTTTTTTGTAGTAATTTGAAATCTGCCAGACTGCCATTTTAACCGTGACCTTTCATACTTAGGCAAATATCATAGAACTCTTTTTTAAGAGCCGGATCTGTGTTAAATGCTCCTAACATGATAGCAGTGGTCATATCCGACTCATGTTCCCTGACACCACGCATAGTCATACAATGATGTTCGGCTTTGACTACTACAGCAATATGCTCGGTTTTTGCGTATTGTTTAAGAGCATCGGCGATCTGTGTAGTGAGTTCTTCTTGAATCTGTGGACGTTCGGCAATATGATGCACGATACGATTAAACTTACTCAAACCAATTACTTCGCCTTCGGGAACGATGCCCACCCAACAACGTCCCACAATGTTTTGAAAATGATGAGCACAAGTACTGCGAATACTGATCGGTCCAGTGGTATACAGACTTTTGTATCCCATATTAGGGAATGCTGTAACTTTGGGCACAGTGCGATAACGACCGCTAAATGTTTCTCGGACCATCATTTTAGCTACACGACGAGCAGTTTCCTGTGTGTTGTGGTCGTTTTCTGTGTCGATTACCAATGCATTCAGTACACCTTGAAATTGACAGGCTACTTCGTCTACTAATTGATCAATTTCGTTTTCGTTAATATATTCGCTGATATTATCGTTGGCATGAAAACGAGCACCGGCTTTTTTAATTCTTTCACGAACGACTTCGCTTAAATTACGTCCTTGATGTGGGACGTGATCAGCAGTGGTGTACACTGGAATATCTAGTGGAACGAAATCAGGGCGATCGCTGCCTGTAATAGTGTCTTGTTCAAATTCTTTAGTCAATTTATTCTCCGAGTTAATGACGAGGATGTCTTTGTAATAGTATTTAGATTGAAAATTTAGACAAGATAATTT